CCGAGAGTGCTACGCGAACTATCATCGCGGGAGATGACGATCAGGCTATCCATGAGTGGACAGGGGTAAAGGTAGAAGACTTCCTGAGTTGCTCGGACAAAAGGGTTGTATTGAGCCAGTCCTACAGGATGCCGCAGGCTGTTCACAATCTGTCTCAGATGATTGTAAAGCGAATAGATAACCGCATTGTGAAAGAGTTCGAGCCAACGGACAGAGAAGGCTCCATTAGATACCATGTAAACATTGAGACGGTGCCTTTGGACACCGGCTCGTGGACCTTGATGGCTCGTACTAATTCGTATGCTTGGGACTTGGCAAAGCAGGTTCGAGCGTATGGATACCTGTATAGTTTTCGAGGACGGGGTAGCGTAAGTGAAGCGGTTGCCGATGGCCTAGACGTGTGGCGGAAGCTGCAAGCTGGGGAGCGTGTTGGTCTTGCGAGGATCAAGGACCTATACAAGAACGTCCCGAAGATGGGGGACTATCGGGTGGTCAAGCGAGGAGCAGTTGGTTTGTTGGAAGCTGCAGCGGATGACGCAATGCTTTCTTACGATGATCTTGTATCAGAGTTTGGCATGGTCGCTCCGCTAAATCGTCCGGCTTCGGACGTAATGAACCTTGGCAACGAGGACAGGCTATACATAGAGTCGCTTGAGGCACGGGGGGAGAACATCTTTGATACACCTCGTATTAAAATCTCAACCATCCACGCGATGAAGGGCGGGGAGGATGAGAACTGCATGGTGTATTTAGGTTCAACGAAGGCGTGTGAGGAGTCCAAGAACCCAGACGCGGAGCATCGGGTGTTTTATGTTGCGGTGACTAGGACCAAAGAGAACCTGCACATTCTGGAATCAGACAAACGGTACAGGTACAAGCTATGAAAAGAGATGAAGTGCTAGACAAAGCCAAGTCTCTGATCTCTGGTGACAGGCAGGAGGACTACGGGGATGCAACACAATCGTTTAGGGCCATTTCAGATGGGTGGAACATCATTGTTTCTAGGGCTATTAAACAAAACGGAAAGTTTGCACCTCTTACTCCCGCGCATGTAGCGTTGATGATGGACTGGTTGAAAACAACACGGCTGCTCAATGACACGTCACACGAGGACTCGTGGGTAGACAAGGCAGGTTACAGCGCACTGGGCGCAGAGATAGGTTTATCAAATGGCGAAAAAAGATAAGACGATTAGTTTCATTGAGCGGATGGAAATGGATAACTTCGATCCCGATTGGAATATCCCTTGCGAGTTTCCTGACCTGACGGGCTACAAAGAAATAGCCGTGGACCTTGAGACGAGAGACCCGAACCTCACCACCCTTGGCCCCGGATGGGCTAGGGGGGACGGAAATATTGTGGGCATTGCGGTAGCAGCGGGGGATTACTCAGGGTACTTTCCTATCCGGCACCAGAACGGACACAATCTTGATCCGAAGGTCACGCTGCGCTGGTTCAAGAAGCAGATGTCTACACCTCGGATTGATAAGATCATGCACAATGCAACCTATGACGCAGGGTGGCTATACGCGGAGGGCATAGAGGTGCAGGGTCGGATCATCGACACGATGGTTGCTGCTCCTTTGATAGACGAGAATAGGTTTTCATATAGCCTAAACAATCTGGGCCGTGACTGGATTGACATGCGTAAGAACGAGAAGATGTTACGCGCTGCGGCAAAGGACTTTGGCTTTGATCCCAAGTCAGAGATGTGGCGTCTACCTCCGATGTACGTTGGTGCGTATGCAGAGCAGGACGCAATCATGACGCTGAAGCTTTGGCATCGGCTGAAGATAGAGATCAGCGAACAAGACTTGGGCGCAATCTTTGATCTCGAAACGGGACTCATACCTTTGATGTTGGAGATGCGGAAGAACGGGGTGCGCGTTGATCTGGACAAGGCGGATCAAGCTAGGAGCGGCCTACGCAAACAAGTCAAGACGCTCAAGGAGTTCATCAAACACAAGAGCGGGGTGCAGATAGAACCGTGGGCTGCAGAGTCAGTGAAGAAAGTCTTTGAGGCTTTAGACCTATCGTATCCAAATACTGAAGCTGGTGCCCCGTCCTTCACCAAACAGTATCTGTCATCTCACCCGAACGAAGTGGCTCAGGCTATCGTTAAGTTGCGTGAGTTTGACAAGGCAGACGGTACGTTCATTGAAACCATACAGCGGCACAGCCATAACGGACGCATACACTGCGAGTTCCACCAGCTACGGAGCGATGACGGAGGCACGGTAACCGGACGGTTCTCGTCCTCAAACCCGAACCTGCAGCAAATCCCTGCGCGTGATCCGGATATTAAGAAGCTCATTCGTGGACTGTTCATTCCGGAGGATGGGTGCCAGTGGGGTTCGTTTGACTACGCCAGTCAGGAGCCAAGGCTCTTGGTTCACTTTGCGGCAAGCGTGTCAGGTGTGCATAGGCATGACATGGTGGATCAGATTGTCAAAGAGTACCACTCAGGCGATGTCGATCTGCACCAGATGGTGGCAGACTTCGCGGGGATTACCCGCAAGCAAGCCAAGACCGTGAACCTTGGGATCATGTATGGCATGGGAGTTGCAAAGCTGGCGGCTCAGTTGTCGATCACGCCGGACGAGGCCAAGGCGTTGCTGTCCACGCACCATTCGAAGGTGCCTTTTGTTAAGGGGCTTGCGGAACTGGCAACGGTACAGGCATCCAAGCACGGTTCGATACGCACGTTGCTTGGTCGGCGGTGCCGCTTCCATTTATGGGAGCCTCGCACCTATGGGTATGAGAAGCCACTCCCTTTAGAAGATGCGCAGAAAAAGCATGGCATGAATTTACGCAGGGCGTTTACATACAAGGCACTTAACAAGTTGATCCAAGGATCAGCAGCCGACCAAACCAAACGGGCGATGTTGGATTGCTATAACGAGGGCTTGGTTCCTTCGCTCACGGTGCATGACGAACTGTGCTTTTCGGTACAGGATCAGAAGCAAGCGTCACGCATTACCGAAATCATGGAGCACGGTCTTGATGACGTTTTAAAAGTACCGTCGAAGGTAGACGAGGAGTTGGGTAATAACTGGGGGGAAGTAGGCTAGACCTACTGTCCCATCCCAAGTCTTCGGGCGATATCCATGTTGCGGAAGTCCCCAACTAGCGTGGACGGAATGAACTGGCGCAAGCCTGCATCCGCTTGCTGCACGGGAGCCGCTGCAGGGACCGTAGGAGCGGGGTTAGCTGGAGCGGGGGCCACTTGCTGCGCCTGAGCGATAGGGGCCTCTACAGGCGATTGTATGGACGCTGTGACGCCCTCCGCTACCTCTGGCTCCGCTACCTCTGGCTCCGGTTCAGGGACAGGTGACAGCGGCTGACGCATGCGTTCGTTAGACAATCGGTTCAGCATTGCATAGTCCGGACGCTCTGTAACCCGTGGCTGATCCTCACGAACCTCAAGAGCAACCTCTTTGATTACTTCCTTGCTCACCATTCCGGGGTAGAACTCTCCGCGCATGATGATGTTTGCTTCCGCCGCACCAAGACCAGCCTTCTGTACCAACTCCTTGCGGATTTGCTGATCTGAAAGACCTACTTGCCGTGCCGCTAGAATCTTGGCGTACATACTGCTTTGCGCTCTGTACAAGTTATCAAGATAGCCACCCCATGCGTCAGCCATGTCCTCCGAAGAGGTGAAGTTCTGCTTGATGGCACGAGACGCTTGGGTCTTGGCACCAGAACGCAGGTTTAAATACTCCGAACCTTTGTAGTTGAAGTCTTTGCGCAGGTTTAATTCGATGGGCGTGAACCCAGTAATGGCCCGAGCAAGCTCCGCCTCCGCGTTGTACTGTACACCCGTACCTGTTGGTGTATCGGTTGCTGCACGGAAGGCCCTGCCCCCTTCGATCCTACCGTTCTTCTCGGTAACAATCTCTCTGATGTACGCTGGCTCAAAACCGCCCATCACATGGGTAAATCCTCGACTGATCTTCGTTCCAAGATCATCGGTGTCATCCCAGATAGGAGCGCCCTGTGGGGTTCTACCACCCCTGCCGATAGGGTTGTCAGAGGGCAACGCATTGCGCAGCCGCTCAAAGAACAACGATTCAGAACCAAACGGCTCTGCGTACCCACTCAATCCAGCAAAGGCAGCGGATGCAATCTTCTCCGCCTCCGACTTGTTAAGAATGCCCTTCTCTTGGTACGCCTGTAGTGCAGCGCGAACAGGGTCAGTGACAAACGAGAACGGTGCAACGTAGCTCTGGTCAGCAAACTGCATCTTGCCACGGTGATCGTTGTTCAGAACAATCAACTGGTGGCCCTTGGTGTAGTCAGCGTTCAGAGATTCCGCTGCATCCATTTCCTCTTGCGTGGTTCCTGTTGCAATCATAGACGCTCTGGTTGCCGCATAAGGAAGGGCCGTTGATACAGCCAGATAGGATGTCAGGCGTTGAGAACCGATGCCCCTGATGGACCGCTCAAGGTTCCTGATACCCTCTTCTCCAATATTTGGATCATTCAAAAGCGCCTGACCTGCAGCCGAGTCAAGATCAACCTTGTAGCCTAGTTCTTTCATACCACGAGACAAGGTGTTGGCAGAGTTGCGGATGTTCTCTGCAGCAAACGAGGTGAAGTTACCCAAGATAGGAATGCGGTCAAGGTTCCGAACGAGGTTCCCGATCCGGTTATACATGGGCATAGTTTCTTTGACCGCTTGAGCAGACATCATATCCAAGAATGTCATCTTGCTGTCGGGGCCAGCCGAGAGCCGAGACACAAGACCCGCATCCAAAAAGGTTTGCTTTACGTCATCCGGTATGTTGTTGATGTCTAGGC